CTCGGTCCAGTCTCTATGAGGCCGAGTTCTGCTCCAGTCGCATTTACCCTACCAGTAAGGGCCTGAATTTTGGGCCTAAACCGGGTCGTGTGCTCAACAAGATTGGATACTTTGTGCAACCCCCTCACAACTTTAAGCCCTTGGAGTTGTTGAGAGGTGTTGCACTTGGTTTGTTTCCAGCCTGCAGCTTCATCCCACCACTCCGCGCTTATATTGATCGTTGTCTCCAGATAACATCCGGCATAACTGTGCCAGATCATATCCGACGACTTGTCTATGAGTACGAGTGGAAGATGAAGGCTGTACCAGCTGACCCTGTGCCTGAGACCTACTGCGAGCTCGATCGAGTTTACGGATGGAGTCCCAGTGTGCAGAGTCGGTTTGAGACTGCTCTATCAAAGTGGCTGCCCGGATCCAGAGTGACATTTCCACTTCTGTATCATATGATGGATTGTGATTCATCGGGGCCTCAACTGTTTGATCATTAGTAGTCTGCGTCTTTGAGGGCAGACGTTAAAGAACCCCTGTCTTGTTGGCATAACCAACACTCGGAGCTGCTGCTGTCCCGCCACGCCTGGACGATAATGGCACCCAACCCAACCATGAAGACAACTATTCAGAAAGCGCAGGTACAGCGCGTTGCGACCAAGTCAGTCCAACGAAGTACTGTTCGAGCTGGAGCAGAACTGAAAAAACCGGAACCATCCAGCCAGACTACAAACGGTAAGGTAGTCAAACGAGTACCACCTCCACGTTTGGTAAATGTGGAGTTAAATCCTGGCCCTCCAAAGAAGGAAGCCAAGAATCAGAAGAAAAAAGGAAAGAAAGCTAAGACAGTTGTGAAAGTTGTCATTAAGCAGAAGCATCAGACCATGATGGTCCCTCACCCTCATCCAACAAAACACACCGTTGAAAGGCCTATGGCTTTGTCGGGGTCAGCCTTGTATTTGGCTACTCTGAATGATCCATGGCAATACGGACCTGTGTCATTGGGATGGGGTTGTATGACTCAGACCAGCCTGGCATTCGCTTACTTTCGCAACACCATTAATGTGTCATCTGGCAACACGTGTCTTGTGTTGGTTGCCTCTGCATACATTGGAACGGGATCCCCGTATGGATTTCTTGCACAAAAACAATGTGCTAGTCCGGGTGATACCACGACTGCATTCACGTTTAATTCAGCCACCAATTGGTCTCAATTGACTGGCAATTACACTGCAGCTCGATTGGTTTCCCTGGGGATGCGTGCCCAACCCTGTATCAAAGCAACCGATGCACCTGGCATACAAACTGGAGGTTTGTATGTTAGTGGCACTGGAATACCACCTACCCAGACGACTTTGAATTATTCTACCTTTTCATCTTTGCCTCAGTCAGTTTTAGCTACGACCGTCAATGGAAGTACAGCCCTATGGAAACCGACTGACCCATCTGATTTTGACTTTAGCACTCAATTGATGACCGCTTCGCCCACAACCAGCACCAGTCCCAATGGCTATCCATTTATAGCAATATCTGGATTGCCATCTACGGGCTGTAGTGTGTTGGTGGATGTCGTGGCCAACTATGAGTGTTTGTCAGGTGGCCTGTCTAACACAGGTGCGAGTGAGGAACAATTCGTTGTGGGACGTGAGGCACCAAACCCAGAGACTTGGTTCTCCAAGTTTGGTGACAAGCTCGCCTCAGATTGGATGCCAACGGCTGACAAGGTGCTCCAGTATGGACCTCATGTGGCAAAATTTGCCCAGAAGTTCATGCAGGGGTACCATGAGGATCTCGTCAAAGGAGCATATTCGCAGATAACTCAGCAGAATGCGGAGAAAGCTGGCGATGTGCACACTGGACCTGGTTATCCGTTTAGCCCATCAAATCCATCGGGTTACTCCTACAACCCATATGCTTCACACCCTGGTGGCGTCGGATCTTTGCCACCATCATCACAGGCGCCAGGGCCGTCCGTTATGGACGCTCCTGGGGGCTCGCCTACGCCAGCTTCAACACCTTTGTTGCAACCGGCGCCGGCAGGGTACTTGCTTGTGAAGTCGCCTAAGTAAGCAGGTCGATCCGCGCAGGATAAAACGTGGAGTTACGACCACGCGCACCGAGTAC